CGTCTTGTGGATGCGCGTGAGCCCATCGGCCGAGATACGCATGTCGCACACGTAGCCGCCGCCGATGAGCGGAACCTGCTTGAAGGTGGTCGTCACGAGTACGTGCCCCCGTCACCGCGCGTTCCGTTGACAATACTGAGCCCGCCTCCGGTGCCCTTGTTGGTCGTCCAGGAGGCAAGCGCCCCGGAGAGATAGAAGAGCGGGGACGATCCCGTAGGGGTTGCGCCAGATGCACCCAGGTCCACCGGCTTGGCCGTTGCGGAGATGAACTTGCGGCGGTTGGAGGCGACCGAAAGATCAAGGCGGGTCCCGGGGTTGAACCAGATGTCGCCGACATCCCCGTCGAGTTGAAGGCCGCCACCGCCATCCGAGCCCACCAGAATGAGCTTGTTCAGCATGTTGATGGCGGATGACGAGTAGGTGTTGGAGAACCCCACATCAGAGGCATCGTTGATGTAGAGTTGAACCGCGCTCGTCGCCACATCGACAGACACGAGCGCGTGATAGACGGCGCTGCCTGCCGTGAACGTGGTCGCGCTCACGGCCTCCCAAATCCCAGCCGAGTAGACATGCAGTTTGTTGGCTGGAGTGAACTGCGCGATGACGGCATTGCCGTCCAGGCTGAAGATGATCTGATCGGTCCCATCTCCACCGTTCTTGCGGAACCAGAAGGAGAGTGTGAGCTGGGTTGAGGAGGCGCCGCCGCTCATGGTATGCCCAACCGTGTCGCTGGCGCTTCCGCTGAACCGCACCATCTGCGTGGCGTAGCCAGAGGCTGCCGCCGTGGTGAACTGCGCCGAGGTGGCAATCGTGCTCTCGTTGCCCGCCGCATCCCGGTGCAGCCAGTGGACATAGTAGCCCGTGGAGGCCGTGAGACCCGTCGCAGAGGCGGTTTTGGCGCCCGTGGTGGTGATCGCCTGATTGTTGGCGAAAGCCGCTCCCGTGCCCGCCTTGAGCGCTGTGGCCGAGGGCGGGGTCGCGGAGGTCGAGACGAAGGCATAGAGCGTGCCGTTCGCCTCGTTGGTGGTGACGCCGAGGGTGGCGGTGGTCTGGCCCGTCTGCGTCCCCGTGGGGCTAGAGAGCGTCGGGGCCGTGGTATCGACCGCGATGGTCTGGCTTGCCGTGTTCGACCAGGCGCTATCGACGGACGCGCGCGTGACCTTGGCCCTCGCGTACCATGTGCCGTTGGCCAGCGCCGCGATGGTGACGATCACCTCGCCCGCCGCCACTTCCCCGCTGTCGAGGGTGTCGGTGTAGGTGGTGGGGCTCGTGAAGGTGTTGCTCGCCGAGATTTCCAGCGTGACCACGTCCCCGACCTGCGGGCTCGTGAGGTCGATGTCGAACTCGGGCGTGTTATCGCCCGTGCCGGTGCTCCAGGTAACGACCGGGGCGTCGGGGGCCGCTGCGGCAACCGTTGTCACGGAGTAGGTGTCGCTCACCCCGCCGATGGTGACGACCACATTGGCCGCGGTCGAGTTCGACCCCGAGGATGTGACCCTGGCGCGCACGGTGTCGCCGTTGTTCACGGCCCCGGAGGTGGACACGAAGGTGCCCGAGGCGTTGATGTCGTATGTTCCGCCCGACACCGTGATCGTCGCCGGGGCATTGATGCCCGCCACCGTAATGGCATTCGAGGTATAGACCGTGGAGAGGGTCGCCCCCGTTACGTCCGTGAAGGCGAAAGCATCCGGGGTTGTGTCGCTGGCCGCCGCCGCCGTGGTCACTGTGAAGGTGTCCGACACGCCCCCGCCCGTGACCACCACGTCCACACCCGTGGAATTGGACGCCGAGGAGGTCGCCCGGGCCCGGATGGTGTTTCCGTTGCTCACCGAGCGGGAGGACAGGAAGTTCCCGTCGCTGTTCACGTCGATGGTGCCGCCCGTCGCCGAAAAGGTCACCGGGGCATTGATCCCCGTGATGGTCACGGCAGCGGACGTGGTGACGGTCGAGACCGCAGCGCCCGTCACGTCGGTGAACGTGAAGGCGTCCGGCGTGGTATCGGGGGCAGGCAGGCTCACGCCGACCCCAGACCCCCTGCCCCGCCGTCCGCGGCCCGAACCCGTCCGCAGCATCAGATGGTGCCCTGCGAGCCGGGGGTGAAGAACACGTTGCCGGTGCCCGTGGAGAGCAGCACCCGCACATGGGTCTGGTCCGGGGTCAGGGTGATGACCTCCGAGGACGAGGGTGGCACGGGGTAGTCGGCTGCGGTCGCCGCGCCCACGCCCGACGCGCCAAAGGCGCAATAGGCCACGGCCGAGGTCGAGTTGTAGATGCGAATGGACGGCCGGATGCCTTCAAACCCGATGGCCTGGGCGGCGGTGGACGTGGTCGAGCCGGCCGCCGTGACGGTGGCGCCGGTCGGGCGGAATGCGAACCCCATTTATTCGGCTCCCTTGGTGGCGGTCTGCTTCTCTTTGAGCTTCTGTGAACGCTCGGCGTGGTCGTGCTGGAGATCCTGGTCGCGGCTCTTGAAGTGCAGCGCCGTTTCCTGCTCCTGCGCCTGATAGTTCAGGTTCGCCTGATGCTCTGAGGCGCGGAAGGCCATGTCCTGCTGGTGCTTCTGGCGCTCCATGGCCATCTCGAACTGCATCTGCTGGCGCTCAAGTTCGAACTCGCGCTCTTTGAGTTGCAGTTCGGCGGCAAGCTTCGTGCGCTGGACGGCCATGTCGGCCTCGGCCTGCACCCGCTCCATCTCGGCCTTGAGTTGCAGCTCGCGCTCCTTGAACTGCCCCTGCATCTGAAGCTTCTCGGCGTCGGCCTGGGCTTTCACCTGCGCCTTCATCTGCTCGATCTGCATCTGAGCCTGCATCTTCTGCATCTCAGGATCGGGCTTGCTCTGCATGGCCTGCATCATCTGCTGCACGGCCGCCGTATCGACTTCCTTGAAATAGAGTTCCGGGCTGCGCGCCCCGCCGATCTCCACCATCTTGGCAAGGGTGTTGCGGTAGAGGGTCAGATCCACGAGCGGGTTATCGGGCCCGAGCGTCTGAAGGATCAGCTCCTGCTTCATGGCGATGGCCTGGAGGAGCGCCATCTCCTGGTCCTTGCGCCCTGACCCGAGGCCCACGTTGATGGACACGTCCATATCGGCGTTCCAAGCGGCGGGATCGACTTTGACGGGCTTGCCCTGCCGCCGGATCCACAAGCCATCGTTCTGGTGCTTGATGACGAGCTTGAGAAGGGACTTGAACAGGCGCTTGAGGCCCGTCTCGGCGATGTTGCGGGCGTAAAGCTCCACCTTCGACTGCGAGGCCGAGGCTTGCAGGTTGGCGGCGGTGGCGGTTTGGTTCGACAGGACTTCAGGATCAAGCGCCGCTGAGGCGCGGGAGACGCCCGTGCGCTTTTCGATCACGGCATCCATGTATTCGACCATGGAGAACGACTTGTCGGCCACGAAGGGCACGGCCAGATCCACCAGAGCGTCCGGCCGTTTGGCGAGGATCACGCCCCCAATGGTGGGGTTGATCACCTCGTCCATGTTCTCGATGGCGTCGAGAAGAGCCATCCGCTGCGGGTTGTTGGACAAATACAGGTTGTCGAGCATCTGACGGGTCAGAACCGTCTTGACCCGCTGGATGTCCTGGGTTTCATCGAACACCGACCGGCCGCGCCAGCGATGGGGCACGGGATCGGGCACGATGTCCGTAAAGGGCAGGTCGTCGTCCCACAGGTCGTTGGCCAGGATGCGCCGGGCGTCGTCCTTGGAGTCCTTGCCGATCCGCCCACCAATCACGATGCGACGCCATTCGGCCACCCCGTCCCCGTCATAGTCCACGAGCACGTAACACTCAAAGATTTCAACCCGCTCGACGCTCTTGTCCACCTGGTTGGTGTTGACCCAGGAGGTCAGGTCATCGCGGGCGGTCTTGGCGCTCTCGTCCGTGTTGACCGTGTAGGCGGGCAGAGCGTCCACCGTCTTGCGGTCGTAGCCCTGCTTGATGAGGTCGGACCTCGTCGGAAACGAGCGGTGAGCGGCGAAGCGGCAATGCTCTTCGGTGAGGCGGGTGGCGTCTCGCTCGATCAGGAACTCTTCGGGCGGGAGGGCTTCGCAGCGCAGGCGGCCCGTCTTGATGGTGCGCTTGATCTTTACGTCGTGGAGGGTGACGGGTCCCAACTGGGGCGCGTATCCCCCCAGATATCCACGATCATCGCCTCCAGGTCCTCCCGCTCCTGCCAAGCCGGGGGCAAGGCCGCCAGTGCCCGCTTGAAGCCCGGCTCCAAGACCGGAGTCAGGCCCTCCGGCCGAGGCGGGGCTACTGAGTGCTGAGTCAGCTCCGCCATAGCCCGGTCCCATTCCGCCGCTTGCTGCGGGGACATTTCCTTGATTAGGCCCGCCCTGAGCATCGACTGGAAGCCCTGCTCCTTGCGAACTTCCTCCCGGAGCTTCTGCCTCTTCCTGGCGTTCCGTATGTTCAAGGACTTCGACATCATCGTCCGCCACAAGCTGAACGAACTCGTCCTCCGACAAGCCCGTATGCGTCGAAACTTTATAGCACGGGGAGGCATCCCACCAATGCTTGAAGATGCCATTCCCGAGCAGCAATCCGTCATGGATCGCCGAGCGAAGCTGGTGGTAGCCGTCGCAGCGCTCCAGGAACAGGAAGTTCACCCCGTCCGTGGCGTCCTTCGACCACTGCATGTCTTCAACGCCCACAGGCGCGAAGTCAGCCACGCGGTCAGAGGCAAGGAACACCCGCATGAGGCCGGGCATGATCCAGCCATGGGTGTCGGCGACATCATGCGAGACAACGGAGGACTTGCCCTTTTGCGCGGGCAGGTCGTCCATGGTGCCTTCGTAATAGGCGAGCGCCTTTTCGCGATGGGAGGAGAGTTCGCTTTCCTCGTACGAGGTGGCATCGCTGATCTGGCCGTCCAGGAGCGACGCGAGTTCGCCCTCCGACATGCCTTTCGACTTTGCCATTCTCAGACCACCCAGGACATGTTGCGTTTCGGCATTGGCTTGGCGGCGCGGGGCTCTTGCAGACCCACGGCCAGGTAGCGGAAGGCGTCTGATGGATGGGATGCCCAATCGTGATAAGGCCGCTCCAGAAACACCTTGCGAATGTCGTCGTAATCGCGCTTGTACTGGCGCAGGGCCTTGATGCCCTCGGCGCACTTGTCGGCATCGAACCAGCAGCGCGGGAGAACCTTCCTCACCGCGTTGATGCCGTCCTCCACGGAGAGCTGCGGCACCACGTTGACCGAGCGCAGACCCAATCCGTCGAGGGTTTCGAGGCGGGAGCGCCCCGTGCCCAGTTCCTTCACCTTCACGTCGTGCGGCAGATGGTGAGAGCCGAGCAGGTAACCCCGATCCTGTATGACCTTGGCATAGTGATCGAGACCAAAGCCATTCGAGGCGTAGTAGTCGATGAGCCGGATCTCCATGCCGGTCTGCTGGTAGAACCAAATGACCGTGTGATCCGACAGGCCCAGGTCCCAGGCCGTATGAACCACCATAGAAGGATCATAGATGTTCGGCTTGATCCGCCCCTCTTGCTCGGCGGCGTCCATCTCCCGGCCGTAATAGGCCCCCAGGATAGCCGCCTGGAACGAGCACTCGTATTCCTGGGCGTACTGCTCCGGCGTCATCTGCCGGCGAGCCATGTCGAGCTCGTCCCGGTCCACCACCCCCGTCTGGGAGGCACGGAGCATGAGGGTGAAGAACTCCTCGTCCCCTACCGCTCGCTGCCAGAGGTCGTAGAAGTCGTTCTGGCCTTTGGGCGTTCCGATCCAGGTACACCAGCCCTTACGGTCAGACAGAGCGGGCCGTAGGATCTCGTTGAACATGCGAGGCGACATATCAGCCGCCTCGTCGAGGACCACCCCGTCCGAATAGATGCCGCGAAGTGCATCCGGATTGTCAGCCCCGTAGAGCCGTACCTGTCCACCGTTAGGCAGATCCAGGCGAAGCTCGCTTTCGTGCGCAGTTGCTCCAGGCACTTTGAGCCCGTAGGCCTTAATGTAATCCCAGGCGACCGCCTTCGACTGCTTGAGCAGAGGCGCGATGTACTGGTAGCGGGGGCGCTCATGCTTGCACCTCAGCGCCGCGTCGATGAGGTCCATGACGCAGCCGACCGTCTTGCCGAAGCGCCGATGGGCGACGATGACAGCCCAGCGCTCCTTGCGCATGTGGTAGGCTTCGAACTGCGGGCGGGCCTTGTAGCCGAGGTCAACGACCTTCATCGGATCGCGAGATCAACGACGACCAGAGGCTGCACATCTTCGAAGGCAGCCCCCTCGGCGCAGTCGTGCCAGATCAGCAGATCGCTCTTGTCCCGGACGGCGTATTGGCAGCCATAGAGCGTCTCGTTGACGTAAATGTCCCGGAACAAGAACAACCTGCCATCATGACAGATCAGCCGCTCGTTGGTCTCGAACACCGTGCCGACGCTCATTCCCCGCCCCTCCGCACGCCCGTAATCAGGACTTCCGCCTTGATCGGGTTGTCCTTGTCCCCCGTCAGGGTGGTGGGCAGCACTCGCCCCAGAAGCGATGCGAACGCCGAGGAGTTGTTGTTGGCAAGCCAGGTGAGGTATCCCACCGACCCGCCCTCGTGAGCGCCCTCAGCGGCCAGGAGAATGGCCTCCTTGAGAGCGGCGGTGGTCTTGTTCTTGGAACCCTTGGGCCTACCCTTGCCGGCATTCCCCCTATTTGGGCCTACTTTACGGTCGGTGGACATTGGATCACCTCAGCGGACGCACCGCTTGCGGATGGATCGAGGATCAATCTCTGAGACGGTCTCGGGCATCCTGCTCTGCCATCTTGGCGGCAAGCTGCTTCATGTAGTCGGTGGGCGGCTTGATCCGCTCCATGGGGGCGTTCAGGATCTCCTGACGCCTTTGTTCTGCTAGGGCCTTCATGTGTGCCCGCCGGGCTTCCAACTGGCCCCGCAGTTCGTCCACAAGCCCCTCGTTGAAGGGTCGGATACGTTCGACGTGATACGAGGCGTGGTCTTCCTCGATGGACTCCAGTGCCTCAACAAGCTCCTTGGCCCGCTTGAGGGTCTTCACGTAGCCGAGAGCTTCACGCTCCAGCGACCAATCCGTCTCTCGGATGATGGCGTAGAGGGTTGTCATGGGTTCAGGCGGTTCAAACCCGAGCAGCCTCGACAGCCGCGATGATCGCATCAAGCTTGCCGTTCAGAGCCGCAGCCTTCTCGGCCTGCTCGTCCTGGGCCGTGTTGTAGCCCTGCTGGTAGGACGCCTTGTGGGTCTCGTCCAAGAGGCGCTGGATCACCGGCATGATGCGGTTGACGAGCACCTGGCGTTGTCCTGCGGTCCACCAGTCCTCAATGGAGGCGGAAAGGGCTTCGGCGGCATCCATGATGGGGCTCCCGTCAGAGGGCTAGAAATCCGCGACCGCGATCATGGTCACGAGAAAGAGCGCGATGGTCAGGTAGATTTCAGCCACCCGTCTCGTCCCCTGGATCGGCTTGAACGGGGTCATGCGGATCAGGCGCGTCCAGGACCGCAACGCCACCCTGATCGTCTTGCGGTGCACACGGCGCAGAGCGCCCGCATGATTGGTGAAGCCGCCTCACCCTCTCCGCTTCCTCTTGGGCCAGCTGCTTGAGAGCGCGGGCCTCTGCAAGGGAGACGATGTTAGACATCAGCGGGCACCACCAAGCGCGGCGAGAAGCGCCAGAGCGCTCACCGCGAGAACGAAAGCATCGGCGGCGCTCATCGGCGGGGACGCTCAATGGTGACGTAGGTGCCGGTCTTGGGGTCGAAGAGGGTCATTCGGCGGCTTCCAGAAAGAGGCTCGGCGTGCCTTGGGCTTCACGGATGCGGCGCTCGGCAATGGCGAAATACGTCTCGTCTCGCTCAATGCCGATGAAGTGGCGGCCGGTGTTCATGCAGGCGACGCCTGTGGTGCCCGAGCCCATGCAGTTGTCGAGAACGGTTTCGCCCTCGTTGCTGTAGGTCTTGATCAGGTATTCCATCAGCTCGACGGGCTTCTGCGTCGGATGCAGACCCGTTTCACGCTTGATGGCCTGAACGCTGCGGGGGTAGCGCGTCCCCTCGTTCTTCGTCCGAACCTTCTCGACGCTACCCGTTACCTCGCCGCTGTTACCCTTGCCGCTCGTGTAGGGCTTGCCGGCTGTCATCTGTGGGTTATAGGTCGGCTGGGCGCGGTAGAAGACGACCACGTCCTCGTGAACCTTCATCGGCTGCTTCTTGGCGAGGAGGAAGTTGACCCCCTGCTCTTTCTCCCAAACCCAGGTGTAGCGGAACTCTCTCGGGTTAGAGACAATCAGCCAGGTCGTGAAGGGCTGCGAGGCCGTCAGCACGAAGGCCGCGTTATGCTTTGCCACCCGGCGATACTCGCGCCACATGTCGGGGAACGGGATCACAGCGTCCCACTTACAGGCCGTTGTCCCATACGGCAGGTCGCACAGGATCAAATCAACGCTTCCGTCCGGGATCTCCTTCATGCGCTCCAGGCAATCGCCCAGCATGAGGTTGATCATCAATGCAGCCATCGGTTGCCCGGGTGTGTCGGCCGGGGGAGAGAGGATCGGGTGAGGTGATGGATGAGACAGCCGAGGGCGAGGCAGAGGAGCCAGCGGCTAGTCCTCATCGTCCTCATCCTGTGTCCAGATAAAGCCGGCCCGCTCAGGCCCCGTATAAGCCTGTACAGGCGTTCCATCGGGGAAGAGCAGGGTTTCCCCGCCCGGTCCTCGAATGGGCTCCCACGGGTTCTCTGGGAGGCTTACGTCAATGCTTGTGTTCGGGTTGGACGGCTCGAAGAACACGTCCCAATCGTCAGACCTGAGAGGCCCCTTGCGATAGCGGCGCATGTCACTCGGCCATCGGCTTCGCGAGCCGCCGGGACACCTGAACGCGATAGACGGTCTCGGCCTGCTCGCGGTCGTCGGTGTGAAACAGCCCGTTCAGGTGAGGCTCGTACCACCCGTTCACGAGGTCTTGCTGCTCGCGGATGCGCTCGTCGGAGCGCTTCAGGTAAGCCTCGTACTCTGCCGTGAACCGCTGCCACCAAGGCGCCTCGGTCATCAGCAGGCCCCAAACAGAAAACCCCGCAAGGCACGGAGCCTGCGGGGCGGAAATTCGGTACTCTGAATATCTCACATTCGGAATACGTGGTCAACGGTCAAGCCTATTTGACGAGCCCGAAATGCTTGGCGAGAGCAGCCAACCCGGTCGGGAGGGCATGCGCGATCCAGAAGGCCACCACGCGCTCGTCCATGTCGGGGTGAGCATCCGTCATGGCATCCACGGCTTTCTCCACCATGGCGCCGCAATCCCGTAGAGCGCGGCCGGCGGATGCGAACCGCGCCTTCACGAGGTCGCGGGCATCGCGCATAGCCTCCCATTCTTCGGTGTTGGCGGCGGGGTCTGCATCCCAGAAGCTCGCCCCTCCCCCGTCGATCACGGCGAACGGGCGCTTGGAGGCTTCGGGTCCGCTTAACGCCCGCTTGGCTCGCAGGTACAGATCAAAGGCCCGCCAGAGGTCGTTGTTGCTCACGTCGTTGTGCTTCACCCGCCCCGAGACGATGAGGCGCCACACGACATCCGTGCGGCGCTGGTCGCGGTCGCCTTGCCGATGGGGCTGGGCGAGAACCACTGAGATGACTTCCGCCTCGGTCTCTTGCTTCAGAGCCCGTTGAGGTTGGCCGTTCGGCTCTCGCGGCCCGGGCTTGCGGGGACGGCCACCCCTTCCCGAGAAGGTCTTACGTTGTGCTGTAATCGCGACCATGGATGCCCCCGATGGTTGGATGAATGGGATGGGCTTTTGCCTCTTATGGGGTTGATCTTACTTTGTTTTTCTTAGAACAGCAGCTCAATCGTCTTCCACACTCCGGCGATGCTGAGCCAGATGAACAGGAGGACGAAGAAAAGTCCCTCGATGTGAATTGAACTCATCCCACACTCCTCAGATGCCGATGGACGGCGGACTTGGCGACGCCCAACCGGGCGGCGATCTGCGCAAAGCTCAGCCCCTCCTCTCTCAAGCGGATGTAGGCTTGGGGCGGATGCTTCTTCCGGGAGCCTGACTTCCTTCTGGGGTGAAGCCCCTTGGCGAGCCGAGCCACACTGGTCTTGCTCGCCCCCGTCTTGCGGACGATCTCGGTGTAGGGGTGGCCGATGCGGCGCAGGGCCTTGATGTCGGCGATGGTTTCGGGGGAGAGGCGTTTCATTCGGCGGCCTCTGCATATGGCGTGTAAGACGGGTCCAGCATTTCAAACCCCTCGCAGTCCTCGATGAAGCGCAGGTAGATGTCCCCGCGCTGACCAGTCTCGCGAAAGCGCACCTTCGCGACCCGGATGATGGTGCGGTCGCCCATGGGGTTCTCAGGGTCCCGGGCCACCACGATCCCAAGATCCGGCTTGTTGAACCAATGGGCCGAGCCCTCGCAGTCGTAGAGATTCGGGATGCGGGGGTTCTCGCCACTCACGGCTTTCGTCGGGTGAACGATCACCGTCATGTGGATCTGAAGCTTCTTCGCCATGCGCTTGAGCATGCGGATGCCGCGGCTGATGTAGTCGGGCATGGGCTCGTTGTGGGGCTTGGCGTGCTCCACCTCGTTCCAGGGGTCGAGCACCGCATGGCGCACCCCGAAGCGGCGCACGGCGTCCTCGATGCGCTCGCACACCCACTCAAGGGTCATGTCCTCGTCGATCTCGTCCTCGGGGTCGTCGCCCACGATGATGAAGTGGTCGTTGAGGAAGCGGTCCACCTCCCGCAGGCGCGAGCGGTCCTGCTCCAGGCGGTAGAGCGGCAGGCCGGACGCAATGCGCCGGAGCTTGTCCTGGAAATAGGGAACGGTCGGCATTTCGGGTGAGAACACCACCGTGCGCCAGCCGTGGTTGCGGGCGGCGTTCACGGCCCGGCCCATCACCCACGTGGTCTTGCCGTGGCCGGGGATGCCCGTCACCACCTCAAAGCACCCCGGGAAAAGGGAGACGTGCTTGTCCACCGTGGCCCAGCCCGTGTCGATGGAGAGGCGTGGCGGCGGCGGCGGATAGTCGGAGAACTGATACAGGCCCCGCACGGGATAGGGACGGGCCGCCTTCAAGACGGCGTCCACGGCCTCGGCGCCGTGGGCCAGCAGAACCTCGTTCAGGTCCTTGCAGCCCTCGGGATAGTCGATGAAGGCGCAGCGGCTCGCCCCAAGGCGCACGACCAGATCGGCGGCGAGCCGCTGCCCCGGCCCATCCGCGTCGACGGCCAGCACGAAACGCTGCACCTTCTTGAGGCGGGCCGCATTGTTGAACACGAACTCGTATTTGCCCGAGGCATCGTCCTCGGGGCTCTGACGCTCGGCCCGCTCAGCCGCCACGGGGGGCGCTCCCTCGGGGACGCTCACGGTGAGGGGCCAGCCCGAGCCGATGGCCGAGAGGGCGTCCATTTCGCCCTCGGTGATCACGAGCGGCAGGCTGCCGGTGTGGAGCGCCGGATCGTCCAGCACATCGGCGTTCCAGAACGTCTTCTTGCCCCCTGCCCTCTGCCAAAATTTCTTGTTCGGCCCGCGGTACTTGGCGGCGACCTCCTGGCCGGCTTCCGTGTAGGGGAACACCAAGGCGGCGCTATCCGTATAGAGCCCGAAACGAACGGCCAGCTCCGGGTCGATGCCCCGCTTGTCGAGCCACTTTTGGTGCAGGTCGCTGATCATCGAAGAACCTCCCACCGTGCCAATCGCAGTTATTGCAGCCCCAACGGACCCCAACGTGATCAATCGTGACGCCGAGACAGCGCTTGTTGCGGTTCATCGGCTTGCGGTGGTCGGAGCACTTGGGGCATCGGGCGTAGAACCTTCCGGGGGCCGTGGAGCGGGCTTGGATGCCAAAGCTGGCGAGGATGTCGGCAGCGGTCACAGGAAGCCCTCCTTGACGCGGCTGTTGCCGTAGCGGGGCGGCCCGGTTGTGCGCTTGCGCAGCGCGGCCTCGATCCAGGCGGTCGGATTGGCGGGCCTGTGGTCCTCGGCCTCGTCGATGATCCGCAGCACGAGAACCGCTTCGTCTTGGGCGAGTTGGAGCCACCGGCCAACCATGTTCGCGGCCTGTGGCCGAGCTTTCCCGGTCATGGTCATCACGGCCTGGATGCCCCGGCCGAATAGGTCCCCTCTCGGATCAAACGGAAGCACGTTCGGCGCCGCGGCGCCCGAGGCGTTAGCCTCGGAACGGGGGGATATAGGGGGGGTGTTTGGGGGTGTGGGGGGAAGAGGGGGGGACAAGGGGGGTGTAACGTCTGTAACGTTACAGGGCGTTACGTTCCGTTTCAGTTCACGATGCTTGCGCACCCGCTCCCGGCCTTTGGCCTTGCGTGCCTCTTCCCGATCAATCTGCTGCCGCTCAACCACTTCGACGGCAGCCGCAATCTGCTCGGCGTTAGCGCCAGCAGCCGCGAGGGCACGAACGAGGTCAGCGAGCATGGTCATCAGGCCACGTCCTTGCTGACGACGGTGAGGCGTTGGCCGCTCTCAGCCACTTGGATCTCGTTGCCCTTGATGCCGCGGTAGCCGACCATGACGGCCTCGCCGAGAGCGTTGCGAACCTCGACAGACGTGCCGTTGTAGCGGGGCATCTCGCGGACGATGCCTTTGCCATAGGCGAGCGCCTGCCCGATCATGCGGCAGGCGTCGTGATCGGGGATGTTCGCCTTCACCAGCGTTTCCACGAGACGGTTGATGTCGGTCACTTGCCCCTCCCCTTGGCGAGATCAGCCACGACGCGGTTCGCCACGTCGCCCAGGCTCTCCCAGGTGTCTTGGTTGTCGTTGCCGACCGCCGTTCCTTCGGCGGACGTGATGGTGATGCGGATGCCTTTGAGGTCGGGCACCCATTGCGCGAACAGGGATTGCGCATCGCTGTCGTTGCGGATCGCGCCGCCCGCCTCCGCGGCGTCGAGAACCGCCTTGAACAGGTTGTCCAAATCGCGCTGCCGCCTGTCGGGGCGCCCCACCTCCATGTGGAAGTGGAACGGCCCCAGCACGGGCGTGGAGCCCTTGAGAAGATGCGCCTTGACGATCCAGGCGGCGGCGTCCTTCCACGTCCGCCCTTCGTCGCTCAGGTACGCACGACCAGCCCCGGCATACCGCCAGAGGCGGTTGACGGAGGGCGGATAGGGAAGAACCGCTTGGATCATGCCGCCTTCTCCTGCCGCTCGGCATCGCGAGCCTCGGCCAGGATGTTCGCAATGAGGCTTTCGGGGACGGCGAACACCCAGGCGATCCGGCAGGTGTCGCAGCCGGAGCGGAACAGGCGAAGGACTTCAGCGGGCTTGGGCTGGCTCATGAGCGTTTCCCCTTCCGGCCCCGGCGGGCATGGGCGGCCTTCTGCTGCTCCCGGCGGGCGGCGACCCAGGCGGGATCCTGCTTGCGCAGGACTGCGAGGATGGTCGTGTGATCTCGGTTGAAGGCGGCGGCGAGCTGCGGCAGCGACCAATCCCGGTTCATCTCGCGAACCTCTCGGATGGCTCGGTGGCGCACCTTGACGAGGGCGGAGAAGCGGGCCGGCCCGATGATGTCCTCGTACTCGTAGCCCGTCTCGTCAGCGATCCGGCGGATGATGGCCTTGGCGCGTATGGGCGCGGCCATGCCGTCGAGATCGTCCCAATACCAAGGGGCGTACGCGACGGCGCTGTGATCGAGAGCGGCGGGCTCCGGGGCGGGTTGAGGGGCGGCCGGCGCGACAGAGAGTTGCCGGCGGCGCACGGTCTCCATGCGCTTGCGGGCGGCTTTCAGGCGGGCGTGAGCCTCTTCGACCGTGCGCGGCTCCGGGAGCTTGATCAGTCCGTACTTGTCCCGATGCTTTTTTTCGGAACCAAGGACTCGCGACAGCGTTTCCAAGCGACTGCTCCTAGGTTGCCCCCATGGGAGGCGGTTGTTTCAAAAGCGCTCCGGTCCTTCTTGGCAGGCGGACCCCGGGGCGCTTTCTCTTTTGCGGTTAGGTCTCCACGAGGGATGACACGGGCGATTTGGCAGTTCTGACCAAAGCGAAGCCGGCCTTCCGGTCGATGCGCAGGGCCTTGCGGACGCGCTTGACGGCGACCTTCACCCGCTCCGGCCAGCTCTCTTTCGGCGGCACGGTGGCGAGGTACGCTTCCATGTTCAGGCCCTCGTGAAACTCCACGCTGACCCGGCCATAGCGGCCGAGGATCCGGCGCTGCTTCATCTCCGAAAGCCCGGTCTTCTTCTCAATCGCGCGGTAGGCTTCCATCACGCGCCCGCACAGGCGGCGCTCGTACTCCACGAGGTGGCGCAAGCCCTGGCGCACGCGCTCCATGCCTTCAGTGGCGGAGATGATCTTCATTGTGCCCACCTGCACATGCGGTTGAGGTAAGTAGAAAGAAGCGGGGCAGTAACGCCCCGCGAGGTGCCAGCCCGGGCGTCGAACAGCGGCAGGATCGCCGTGTGCTTGAGCTGGATCCTGGAATGGGAAAGGCCGGAGAGCGCGGAGCCCTCCGGCTGAGTTTGGGAGGAGACGGGCCGTTGAAGCGCACGGACCAACACGCATGCCCCCACGGGCACCTGAGAACCTTGACCGTTAGAGGCCAAGGAAAGGGATTGGATGAGTGCCCCCGCTGCCATTCCTAAGCTCCGAGTTTCTCGTGAGCGGAGGAAGGCGAGGTGGTAATTCGTGATGAGCGGCTTGCGCGTGTGGTCGCGTGAACCTTCACCAAGACCAGAGGGTCGAGGCCCTTGATGTCCTTGGCTTCAGCAGCAGAGAGCAGCCGTGACCAGTACGCAACCGGGATCGACCCACGCCGCTTCATCACGCCCGCGTGCTCGGTCGTGACGCCGATTGCTCGGGCCAGCTCGGCATTCCCCTTGAATGCGGTGAAGATGTCGTCCACGGTTCTCATGTTGAAGGACGATACGTTACGTATCGCTGCCTGTCAACATGGGTCTGACGAAACGTATCGTACGTTTTGCAAGGTTCGCGGCATGAGCGAACCGTTCGAGCGACTACAGGAAGCCCGCAAGCGCGCAGGCTTCGACAACCCCACCGACGCAGCCCGGGCGTTCGGCTGGAACGAGGTGACGTACCGCTCGCATGAGAACGGGACGCGGGGATTGAAGCCGCCGATAGCCGAGCGCTACGGCCGAGCTTTCAAGATCAACCCCGGTTGGCTTCTGACTGGCCACGGCGACCCTGGCCGCGGCTACCTAAGTGAAACTTCGGAGATCCTGCCCAGCGAGCGTAAACTGCGTTCTGTCCCTATTGTGGGGCGAGTCGCGGCTGGGGTGTTTCGCGAAGTGATCGAGTACGACGACGACGAGCCGCAGTACCTTTTTGCCGAGCGGGATGAGGAATTCCCGGACGCCCGCATGTTCGCCCTGGTGGTGGAGGGCGACAGCATGAACGACGCGACGCCGCCAATCCTGGAGGGCAGCCGGGTCGTGTGCGTCGATTTTGAGGAGACCGGCCTTCCGCTGACAGACGGTCTGCTGGTGGTGGTTGAACGCACCACGGACGGCGGCATGGTTCGCGAATGGTCTGTCAAGGAGGTCGAGTACCACGCCGACCGGGTCGAGTATCACCCGAGGAGCCGCAACAAGCGCCACAGACCTATCGTGGTGGCCCACGACGCTGGAGCAGAAGACAGTGAAGTCAGGGTGTTAGGGGTGGTTCGCCAGATCAACTACTCGGTTCCGATCCGCCCGAAACGCCGGTAGTTTTCCACACTATACACAGCCCCTCTCTCGGCGGGCATCGCTGGACTCGACTCTGACCCGTTGCGAGAACAAACTAGGAACATTGCTCACGCCGTTGGGATTGCCGCAGATGCTCAGGGACAGCGAGATTGTCGCCCGGTTTTGGCTCCACACTCGGTGCCACAACTGCCACCATCTCACCGAGCGGACGCTTGATGTTCCCGAGGCAGACGATGCACCGCGCTATGAGGAAGACCTGATCGGGAGCGAGCTGCTGGCCCGCCTCCAGTTCAAATGCGGCCGGTGCGAGAACCCCATCGGCTCGCTCGTTGGCCTGAAAACCCTCCCCCTAGACGAATAGCTTAGCAGCAGATCGAAAAAAGTTTGGGTCGCGATACATTTCGTATTGACGGCTCACGATGCAATACGTATTGTCAGGGTCATCGCAACAGCGAGACCCGCCATGACGCCCTCCCCCATCCGCACCGCCCGCAACTCCGTCCACGCCGCGGCCTGCATCATCCGCGATGTCCTCAAGGACAGCACCCTCCCGATCGTGATCCGGGTCGAATTGGACCAAGCACGCCGCCGCCTCCTCGAGGCCCATGGCTGCCTGTGGGACGCCGAGCCCGAAGAAGTGCCCGTCTCCGAACTCACGCCTTGGGAAGAGGCGCAAGTGGCCGAGTACGAGTTCCACCGTCAGAGGGAGGCGGTGTGATGGCTGACTTCCTCGCCTGCGCCTTCTTCTTCGCTTCCGCCATCGCCTGCATCTGCACCGCAACTCTCATTTGAGGAGGGAAGACATGGCGCGTCCTACGGACCGTGATGGTCAGCAAGGCCCGAGACCTTCAGGTCTCGGGCCTTCGGGTGACCATCACTCGCGCTACCCCGCGCAAATGTACCGCCAGTTGGTCTGGACGACCGACAACCCGGCGATGCCCGTGGTCATCCACTTCCCCTCGCCGATGAGCGTGGCGGACGTGCAGGACCTTCGCGACGTGGTCGCTCTGTGGCTGCGCAGCCTTGAGCGCCAAGCGTTCCAAGAGCCCGCGTTAGCGACCGAAGCGCGAAGCGATGAGACGCGAAGCGTCTCAGTCGAAGACGAGGGCGCGGGCCCGCAGGGCAACGCTCAAGGAGGTGCCTAACATGGCTGCTGCCTACGCTCTGCTGGCTGCCTCCGCAGCCGGCACCACTCTGGCCCTGGCTTACGTCGGGCTGATCTCCTGGGGCTTGGCGTTCCTGCTCACGCCGCTCGTCGGATGTGCCGCGGTCCTGTTCGTGGCCCTCTTCATCGTGTGCCCCACCCGCTCTCTCACCGCCCCTTTCTCGGAGACGATCCATGAGCCTCGCTGATCTCTGGCTTGCCTATGCTCTCGCCAGCGGCGCGATCTACGCAGCCCTGTGTGTCATCTTCTACATCCTCTTCACACAGCCCTCAGAGCCGGTGCTCCGCGACGATCACGAGCACACCGTTCAGTGGTGCGAGTACGTGCCCGACACCTCCCGCGCCACCACCGCCTACTACGTGCAGGAGACGCGCCATGGGAGCCGCTAAAGCCGACATGATGCGAGAGGACGCCGTGCGCCTCGCGAAGGAAGAACACGCCGAAGCGATGTTCGAACTTTTGCGTGAACTGAAGAGGCTGCTTGAGGCCGACTCCGACAGCTCGTCCTTCTCGGACTGGGAGGAGGATCGCGATGCCGCCGTCGAACAGACCGCCGACCTCCTCGCCCGCATAGAGGATCAGAGCCGATGAGCTTCACCGACAAGCAAATCGAAATGCTGAAGGCTCCTCTCAGCAAGGAGCACGTCAAGTCCCGCAGCCAAGCCGGACGCTCACTGTCCTACATAGAGGGATGGCATGCGATTGCGGAGGCCAACCGGATCTTCGGCTTCGACAAGTGGGAGCGGCAGACGCTTGAAATCCGTCCTGTTTGCGAACCCTATCAGGACCAGAAGGGCAATTGGCGTGTCGGTTACATGGCCCGCGTTCGCATCTGTGTCTTCGATGCAGGCGGTTTGAACCGCGACGGCTGCGGCTACGGCTCTGGCATCGACCGCGACCTCGGGTCAGCTCACGAGAGCGCCATCAAGGAAGCCGAGACGGACGCAATGAAACGCGCCCTCATGACCTTCGGCAACCCCTTCGGACTCGCCCTGTACGACAAGGAGCAGCGCAATGTCATTGATGAAGCGGCACGCCCGGTTCCGCAGCCAACCTCCGAGCCTGAAGAAGGCACCCGCGACATGGATCGCGCCGGGAAAGTGTTCGTCGCCTCGCCCCCGCCCAAGGCTGAACTTGGCCCTTCCAAAGCGTTCCTGAAGCACAAAGGCGATTTGGATTTCGCCCAGACGCAAGCGGAACTCGACAGGGCTGCGCGGGCGATCAAGCGCGAGGATCTGCCCCCCAACGAGTACGCCAACCTTCAAACGCTTTACCGCGTCAAGCGGGACGCCTTCAAGGTGAGGGCTGTGCAATGACCACCCGCGTCCTTCAGTCCGAAGCCGACCGCGAGGGGCTAATCAAGCTCCTGCGCTCGCGGGATCTGCCGATCACCGTCGAAGTGGTGCAAGGCAAGCGCCGCTCAGCAGGAGCCAACCGCTTGCAACGCCGTCTCATCGCGGAGATTGCCGAGCAGACCGGCCAAGACCCGGAGGACGTGCGGGCCTATGCCAAACTCGTCATCGGCGTTCCGATCCTGCGGGCCGACAGCGAACTCTTCGCGGAGCGGTACGACGCGACCGTGAAGGGCCTGCCCTATGAAACCAAGCTGGCGCTCATGCGGGAGCCGCTGGATCTGCCGATCAGCCGCTTGATGACGGTCTCTCAAACGACCCGCTATCTCGAGGAGATGGTGCGCCATTTCGCGGAGCGCGGCGTGGTGTTCTCAGCACCGGAATGGGAGGCGGCATGAGGCGCGAGTTCCCCGCCCGGGTCAAAGCGCAGGCTGCCAAGCGAGCCAACGGTCACTGCGAGGGCTGCGGGGCCAAGCTCACCGTGGGCGGCTACCACTACGACCACACGAAGCCGGACGGACTCGGCGGTGAGCCCACCTTGGAGAACTGCAAGGTGCTCTGCCTTGGTTGTCACAAGGACAAGACGAGGGCTGACACGGCGGTGATGACCAAGGCTGACAACCAGCGCAAGCGAGTGGCGCAGGACATCAAGCCAGAAGGTCGCCCCCTCTCCGACGCCAGGCCACGGCGGACAGGACGAGCGAGCGCACCCCTGATGAAAGCCATGCCGCCCAGACGGTCGCTGTTCGTGGAGAAGGAGTGATGGAGGAGAAGAATGGGCGCCTTTCGGGCTCTCGTGAACCGGGCCCTGACGGTCCCGGCCCTGCGGGCTTCGATCCCGGGCGCGTGCGCAACCTCCTCCGGCAGCGCGTTGATGAGGCGGGGAGTATCCTTGCTTTCGCGAAGGGAGATCAATCCCTCGTGGGTTCGATATCGCGGGCGTTGCGCGGCGAGCGCCCGGTCACGGCACCTAAGGTGCTTGATCTCCTTGGCCTTGAGTTGGTCATCCTCCCGAAGAGGTCTGAGCAATGACGGTCAAACTCCAGCCAGGGCTTAAAGAGGCACACAACATCCTCGTCGATTTGTTTGAGGAGTTGGCCGCCGAACACGACCGCTCGTGGAGCCCTTGGCGTCGCCGCCGGATCATCCTGCAAACCCGCATCATGAAGGAGTACGGGGCTCGATTGGTCACGCGCAAGAAGCAAGAGGATCGCGAGCTATGATGATCCGAACCGACATGTGCCGTTTCTGCGGACGATCCGGCGAAGGCTGCTCGCAGGAAGAGGCCGCGGGCTGCCAATATTGCGCCAGCATCAACACGCCAGCGTTCGCGCTTCGCGAGATGGAGTTCATCTTCCGGCACTGGCTCGACTGGAACGAAGTGAGCCGGAAGGCTCAAGGGCTTCACACCGACGACGACACCAAGATCATGCGCCCGCCGGAATGGCCGAGCCGCGGCAATCTGAAGGTTTGGGTCGCAGCACTGCGAGCCGGGCAGCGAGAGGCTGAGGAGGCGAACCAGAAATTCGTGACGCTGCGTTCTGCCGTGGACCACGAGAGCGAGCGTGCTGACCTCGCAGAAGCCAAACTTAACGCCATGCATTCAGACGTTCAGTCGATTACCGAGACAGGCGACCGGCTTGCGGCGCAGGCTACTGACGCTGAGATGGCTCGCGAAGCGGTTCTGCGGCTCACCCTTGAGCAGGGCGAGGAGATCGGCCGGCTGGAAGGTCAGATTGCCGAACTCAAGCAGTACGAGGTGCTGGCTCACTTTGTCCTGAAGTGGTGTGACCGCGGGCCGCCGCACGGAGGGCCGGGCCGCGAGGCTGAGGCCCTTGAATGGATCCGCCACCACCCAGTGCTGGCTGACCTGCGGAGACGCCACGCCCGCGCCAGGGATGAGCACACGAAGTGCGAAGACGCGAAGCGGCTGAGGGGCGATAGCCCTGCCAGCCCGTCCGGCGCCCCCGCCCCACTCTCCAGACGGGAGAACTAAGACATGAGAACTCCTGAAGACATGCAGAGGCTCGTGAATGCTCTTCGCCGGGAAGCGAAAGACTTCCGCGCCATCCGTATGGGGCACCTTCTGTCCGCCCATTCGGCACACACGTTGGCAGGGCTTCTAGAGCTTGCGGCTGACGCTGTGTCCTCCCCCTCCCCCATCCGTCGGGAGGCGCTGGAGGAAGCGGCGGATCTGCGCGATCAACTCAAGCAGGTTCTGGAGGGGCACGTTTGGGAAGGCCGCGATTGGCTCGTGCCCCTCAACGACAGCGACTTCCCCGACTGTCAGGCGGCCGTTCTGGATGCGCTCGTCGAGTTCATCCGCGCCCTTGCGTCATGTGATCGAAGCGGCGCAGCCGCCAAGACCGAAGGGCTTGGCCCGGAGGGCGAGAGCACGGTGCCCCGACAGGGGCAGACGCCCCCCATCCGTGCCCTGATCCCAGGGAGGACGGAATGAGAGCAGAACGGGCCAGCACCGTCCTGCCGCCGTCTCTTCCGCCCCGTGGCTTGAGCCGGGTGGAAGCGGCGGCCTATGTCGGGGTGTCCCCAGAGCGTTTCGACCAGCTGGTCGCACAGGATAGGATGCCGCTGCCCAAGGCCGGCATGGACCTCTGGGACCGACTTTGGATCGACACGGCAAGGAGGCTTCTGGGTGAAGTCTACGTCGCCGGGTTTCATGACTTCGTGAAGATCGGCATCACCAAGAACGTTGCCCGCCGAATGCGGCAGCTGGATCAGGGGCTGCCGGCGGCCCTGATCCTTTACGCGCACTTTCCTGGAGGTGCGCCGGAGGAGGCTGAGCTTTTCGCCCGCTTTCATCCCTACCGGCTTCGCGGCGAGTGGTTCCGGAAGGAAGGATCTCTCGCGACCTGGATTGACGAGGGCTGCCGCTTATGAAACTGCCCCCGAACATCCCGAAGCGCGGGCTGACCCGTGAAGAGGCCGCCGAGTACGTGGGCTGCGACAGTCTCGCGACGTTCAACGACTGGATCCGGCGCGGTCGCGTTCCTGGTCCGATCCCCGGCACGACCCGGTGGGACCGCAAGGCCATCGACCGCGCCCTTGATCGCGCCTCCGGCCTCATGGACGATACCGGCCCTTCATTCGAGGAATGGGCGGCGCAACATGCGGATTAGATGCAAGGGGATCAACAAGGTCCGCAAGGTTCTCGCGGACGGGTCAGAGACGTTCTACTACTACCACAGGGCATCCGGCACCCGCCTCAAGGGAGCGCCGGGGTCCGCTGAGTTCCTAGCGTGCTTCGATGAGGCCGCAAGGTCGATGGCGTCAAGCCGGGCGACCGGGACTGTCAGCTGGCTCATCCGCCAGTATTGCGACAGCCGCCACTGGAAGCGGCTTGCTGCTAGCACGAAAGAGATCGGGCGGCTGAACCTCAAGGCCGTTGAGGCGAAGTGGGGCAAGACCCCGCTCAAGATCGCTGGCGACCCGAAGAGCCGCCCCGTGTTCCTGACGTGGCACGACCGGCTGGCGGAGAACCACCCCCGGGCGGCAGACGCCAAGCTGGCGGCTCTTGCCCGCGTCCTCTCGTGGGGGCGAGACTTTGGCCACATCAAGCATAACCCGCTGGCGACCTTCGAGCGGGCCTATAGATCCGACCGGAGCGAACTGATCTGGCTGCCGGAACACGTAGAGGCGTTCGAGGCGGTCGCGTCGCTGGACCTGACCAGAGCCATGGCCTTGGCGCTTCACACCGGTCAGCGGCAGGGCGACCTGCTCAGGCTCACCTGGGCGGCTTATGACGGCGCGGGGATTGCCCTGAAGCAGGGCAAAACCGGTCGGGGGGTCTACATCCCTTGCACCAAGGCCCTTAAGGAGGCTCTGGACGAGTGGCCGCGGCGCTCGACGCAAATCCTCACCCGGGCAGACGGGACGCCCTGGACCCGGGATGCCTTCAAGCAGGCGTGGCGGGACGCTTATGCGGCGAGCGAGATGCCCGACGATCTGCACTTCCACGACCTACGGGGTACGGCGGTGACGATGCTGGCGGAAGCGGGCTGCACGGTGCCGGAGATTGCCGCCATCACGGGACATTCGCAGGCCCACGCCCAGAAGATCCTGGACCGCTATCTGGCCCGGACGCGGGCTCTGGCCGAGTCAGCTATCGCGAAGTTGGACGAGCACCGCAGGAACAAAAAGGGCGCCCAGGCTGCAAACCGAATTGCAAACTGA